CAATTACGGGCAACCAGTGCCCAGAGTGTATGGGTCACCGACCCATCTTGGAGATGACCGCTATGCGGTCAAAAGCGCAGCCCAATATTATGGGCACCTTCATGGCGGGCAACCGCTGTACCTGGTTGATGACCCGGGTGTTTTAAAAGTGAGTGAGATCACTATTAAAATAACCGTGTGTTATCTAGATAGGGTGACTATGAAAATTTTTAATCCTTTTTTGTGGAGGAGATTTTCTAGGAAACAACTTGTCGAAGATTTATATACCAGGGATCATGAAGTATTCACTATTCCGGAAGGTTTCGCCGGACGGGTACCAGAAGAATTTTTGGGCTCACCTGTCTTCGCGGCACCTTTTACCGCTTATACGCGCCCCGGAGACATCAGCTTTCTCGACAACTTGCTCATGATATTATTTGCGCAAGATTGTCTCAATGCTTTAGGTTCCTTACCATTCCGAGTTAACGAACATTCTATAGAATGGCCTTTCGTTGAAGGATTGGGTGTTACTACGATCGCTCCAGATGTATACGTAAAATTATTGAAAGAATTCTCTGACAAATGTGTAAATTTATTAAAGAATTTTGATTTGTTTGACACCAGAATAGGCGTCATAGTTCCTTTACGTAATATGGATGTAGTTAAGTATTTTTGGGTTATGCCCGATGGATTTATACCAGTTACTTATGCTTTTACTACTGATCACAACTTAGGAGCAATCTTTACCGCAAAAAGTTTTATCGAAGGTATTGAACGCAAAGGTTTTAGGATCGATAGCGTTCGTGTGTTCAACGAGACTTCCTTTGGTTTAATGACACGCGGTATCAAGTTTAACAAAACTTCGCATTGGGACAGGCGTCGAGATGCCTTCGTAACTATATTAGATATGGGAATTATTGCTGGTCCATTTTCTGCACGTAAGTTAGATTATCTTACTATGCCTACTAAAGTGTATGCACCCACGTTTTCCTTGGAAATGCATGCAGCAGACGGCAATGGTAGGATGATCAATCTTGACGATGCTATGAATGTTGACGATGATGAAGCTCTTTTCGAGCGACTAACGCTGCAATATGGTTCTTCCGTTGATCGATGGAACGAACGTTACGACTTGTACGATGGTGATGATGTTTGGGATCATTATGATAGTGATTCAAATGAAGAGATAGATTATCCAGAAGACGATTCAGAGGAGGACGAGATGAACGAAGACGATCTAGTCGACGTAACCGAGCACGGTTTCATCTCTGAATCCTTAGAATTGCACGCTTTAGACGATGAACAAGAGTCTGAAGCAGAAAAGAAATCCGAAGAAGAAGAGATTAAACTCGAGCCTACAGATACCACTCCTTGTTTGCCTCCAGCTCCTGATCCTATCAGGGTTGAAGCACCAAAATTCACGGCTGAGGACGTCGAACCAATAGATGAAGACCTCCCTGGCATTATAGTGATGGAAGATGTAGAAGAAGAAGTAGTCGAAAGACAATCGGGATGGACTAAGGTCCTGACCAAATTAAGATCTCTTAAGATTAAAACTGCTAAAGAAGAACCGTTAGGTACTGTTATAGTTTCAGACCTGACCTCGGCGGCACTTGTTAGTGTCACTGACCCTTCTGCAGCTATCATTATTGAGAAGAAAAGCAAGTTTTATAGAGCAATGTTCAAATATGTTATATCGATCATAACCTCAGTGTTGTTTGTTATATCTAACATCCTGCTTTGGGGGTTGACTCCTTCGCTGACTGTTAATCAGCGCGTCGACTTCTCAAGATTTTTGCGAGGTGAAGGTCTTAGTAGCATCAGGTTAGTAACTACACCCTCTTATAAATGGGCTAGGTGGTTACCGAAAACTTGGTGGGAATTTTTCATGTGGAAAATTGCGTTTATTTGCTACGCACTAGTTTCTAAAAGATTTAGTCGTGTGTTTTATGGTATATTTTTAGTGACCTATACGATCGTTATAACTGTAGCTGTGATCGGAGGTGTTACTGCAGGAGTTTTGGCTATAATCCCAGGTGGGATTATCTATGCTGCTGTCACCATAGCCATCGCCTTGATTTTGTGTGTGATAACCGTTAAAGCGTTGTATTTGGTAACTTTGTTTTCAGCCATTTGGTGTCTCTTTGGAGATGTTAAAAGTGTGTTGAAAGTGATTGTACTCTACTTCGAACAACGAGTTGAATTGCATTCAGGCGAAGACGTGGCCCCGACGAAATCGAACTTGCGCGAATTTATTAAAAATCTTAAGAATACCTCGCCTAACAAGAAAATTAAACGTTTTGCTAAAGAAAACTTACATCGGTTGGACTACCTTTGGTTTATAGTTGATTTAGTGTATTCCTCTATTAAGGTCGCACAGATGGTGCTTGACAAACGTAGAAACGTTTATTTCAGGGACTGGGTTGATGCTCAAGAGTTTGTAAAAGCTCCTAGGCCCGCTCATCCCGGCTTAGGTGTGGAATTGCATGCTCACGACGACTACGACGTCCGATTTCTAGGCGAAGATGAACGTGATTGGGTTAGAGACGTTTTGTTCTCGGCTGACTCAAGCCCAGTTTTCCGCTGGAAATTGAATAGAAAATATCTCGAAAATTATTTCGGCAACATTAAAGTTAAGGCGTTAGATAACACGCGCGGATTAACTTTTTGGCAAGACCAAGCCGTGATTCAAAGCGGCCTTGCTTGTTATGCCATCACAGGATTTCAATTGTGCTATATGGGACAATTAAAGATGCTTCGTATGCATCAAATGAACACTGACACTTTGGATATGACTTGGGGTCGGGCAGATGGTCGAGTTGGTCCCTCTATTATGTGGGATAAAGTTGATAGAAACTCTCTTGGCCAAACTAATAATCGAGTTTTTATCTCAGAGGGATGCAATTGCTTTAGATCTGATAAAATTGCCCCTGGCTCGTTGTTAGTGTTCCAAAATGCTATATATATTAGTCCTACACAAGATTTGCCACCTCAATTGGCATCTAGTGACTCTGAGCCCGTTAAATGGCTCATTAACCCTGGTTTTTCTGAAGAACGTCGAGCCAAATTGGCCGAATTGTTTCAGAATGACGCTTTAGACGAGTTGTCCGACGCGATGCAAATGCCTATGTGGGCTTTGTCCGAAGTCCCACTTGCTTGGACTGATCAGGTGGAGCTTTATGTCCGTCCTGTGTGCACGCAAAATTCAGCTCAAACCGAATGGCGGGTTGCAATAGAACCCAGACACATCCCTTATACACCATCTTATTCAACTGTGGTTGATGAAGAACTCGATTTCTTTGTGGCCACCGATAGTCCTGGTAAAGGAAATATCGAGGATAATTTGTATGCCTTATATAAGTTAGCTCGTGGAGCTAAAATTAGTTTTTCTTATGAAGGACTTAACTACCAATTTAACTCCGGTAAGGAAGAAGGTAGAATAGATCCAGAAGTAGAAGAACTCATAGAAGAGGTTAAGAAAGGAATGTTTCGAACACATTTTGGTAAATGGTGGAAGGGTTATTTAGCGGGTATGATCATCACAGCGTTCGGCACGATGATTGTCACTTATGTCCTTACGCGTACATCCGTAGTAGAGATGCACTCAAAAGGAAAAAATAAAGGCCGCATTCAATATAGGCGCGAGTCCGCTCGTGCTCGTAATTCAAATAAAAATCGCAATTATGCAGAATCTGACATATCGGGAGATTATAAAGATGTTGTTCAGCAGTTAATTGCTTATAAAACTAATGGAGGAGGACTTCTCGGTTTTATGGATTATTTGGATAGAAAGGTTGATAATGGAGAACTAACGGACCAACAAGCTTGGACGTTGTCGAGGAATGCTCGAGACTATTATACAACTGATAACAAAGAATGGATGGCTTATTATACGAATAGGTATAGGGATGATGCTCAATACAGAGAAGAAGCTAAGAAAGCGATGTACGGAGTCAAGACTGCTGGCGGAAAAGCCAATTTGTTTTTGAATCATGGTGCGTACCCTAGTGGTCCGGCCGTAGTCGTTGAAGAAGCTTCTGGTAAACCTGCCACAACCACCGCAGAAGGTAACGTTTCTGTTACTGTCACGGAAGAAGCGTTGTTGCGCACAGCGTCCTGTGTGAAATCAGGAACGTTTGACTCTTTACCCGGAAATATTAGTATTGGCAGAAAGATTTATAATAACGGCTCTGGCTATCATAATTCTGTCGGAGTTGGTCTCTTAGTTTGCCTGCAAGGAGAAAGGTATATTCTCACAGCAGATCATGTCTTTAATTCTTTTAATCAAGGTCAGAAGATATCAATAGTACAAAAGAAATTGTTGTCGGACGGAACAAATGCTCCGAAGGCTACAACCTTACAATTGGAAATTGATTTCAATCCGAAAACTCTTGTTAAAGGAAAAGGGGACATTGTTTTGTTACCTTTCAAAGGTGCAGGATTTAGACAATATAGTGGTAAGTTCCACACTGGAGATTTATATAAAGGAGAAGTAGTTTGGTATCCTGGCAGATCTAGAGCTGGGACGGTCGCTAAACAGTCATCTCATAATAAATTTACCTATTCTATGGATGCTTGGGGAGAACCAGGTGACTCCGGTTGCCCCGTTTTCTCCGTTAACCCTGACGGTTCATTGAAGGCTTTGATAGGAGTATATCAAGGGCGTTACAAACAATGTAAACCGAATGTAGGTCAGGCACTGTGTCTTACGTGCTTGCCCGTGAGCCTCGGCTCAAAAAACTAGTTCTGACCGGGATTTTCGACCTTGCGCTTGTACGTCTTCGCTGTAACGTACAGGCCAAATATTATAAAACAGCGGAATCAGATCAATACAATTTCATTTCTTTAGGTAACCTTGGTGCTCAAGGAACGGTGACTAAGTCAAAATTTTCGCCCACTACCTATGAACCAGCCGATTTGCCTGAGAGCTCTTATGCTCCGGCGAATTTGAAGCTTTCTGATATCGAACTGGGAATGATTAAATATTTCAACCCTATTCGACATGCTACATTAGAAGCTTTATACGATGATGTAATTAAGGAATTCACTTTGCCTGTCACCTCTAGTCAATTAGGGGAGCGCGTGCTAAAGGAATTCACTTCATATTTTCCAGGTCTCAAGATTTACATGAACAACGTTTTACCATTTGAAAAAGTGCTAGAACTTATGACTCATTCAATCTCCGGAAAATTAAGGAAGAAAACATCAGCCGGTCTGGGTTTTACTAAAGATAGAAAAGAAATTGCAAGACAATATCGAGACGACGTATTATCATGTTATGAGTTGGATACGTTTGATTTTCAAACTTACTTTAAATTGTTCTTGAAAGATGAACTACGTGAGACTGCCAAGGCTACCCGATCTATAGCGGTTGGACAGTTACACATGTGGGTTATAGGTGCCAAATACCTTGGTGCTCTATACGAATATTTTTCAGACACCTGTCCTTCATGGACAGGATATGCTATGGACGACAAGCCCAGTACTTGGGACATGCGTTTCGGTGAGTTTGATCCTGCTGCTGAAACCTATGGTTTCGATCTCAAAAAACAAGATAGTAGAATGCAACCTGGATACGTTGATTTTGCTCTATATTTTTTAAAAACAGTCTCTCCGGAGGCGCATTGGGGTGCTATTGAATGGTATTTCGACCAAGTGTTTTACAATAAACGCATGGTAGATGCCAGAGGTAACGTGATTTGGTTTTCACAAGGAGAACCATCAGGCCACTTTCTTACATTACTTATGAACACTCTGCATAACTTGTTCACGCATGTTTTGCACGATGTTATTTTGCAAATTAAACGCTTATACGATCCTAAACGTGAAATATTCACGCTTTTAGGTGATGATACAGCTATGCAATCTTTATTTCCTGATATGTACAGAAAAGTCTGCTCCATTATGGGTCATGATACTACAAGCGAAAAAGGTTCGTTATTTAACGGTGTTTCATTCTTATCGATGAAATTAACGCTATATAAAGGACAGGTCGCCCCTTATTATTGTAATATGGACAAAATGTTCGCTTCGTTGCGCTACACAACTGATGGGAATGATGAGTATTTTCAAAAATTGTGTTCTTTCTACAACATGTTGGTATATGCCCCTGCTGGTACTTTAGAGCACGAGTGGAAAAAACGCATAGAAGCCCACATATATTACTTCATACAAATGGAATTGATATCCTTGCCTTTGCTGGCATGTTTCACTCCATCTCATATGCAAAAACGAGATCGCACAGGAATGGTTTATCATTCGTTCACCCAGGGTTCAGTGGGTGGGTTGAATATATCTATCGATATGGTCACGCCTCCAATACAGAGGAAAAATAAACAAAGAAAGCCAAAAAAGGCTAACAAAGCATTAGTAAATGATAAGGTGCATGCTCCTAACACACCACATTTTGCTGTTGCTAAGATTCCGCACAGAAAAAGAAAAAAGGTCGCAAATTCTGCTATTCAGCGATACGGAGGAAGCCTCACTCCTCCACAAAAGAAAGCTCTGAGAGAGTACTGCATGCAGTTACTCTGGCCTACCAGGCCTATAAAGCTGGTACGCCCTATACCAGTTAGAAGTTTTGCTTATTT